CTACAGAAGCTGCATAGTCAGCTTGCGCTTCCCTAGCTTTTATAGTGTCTTGAAAGAGTTTGTCAGAGGCCGCAGTACGTTCTTGTAGCGTTGCTATGGATTCTTGCGTGTATTGCTGCATGAGATTGTCACGAACTGCTTTGTTCTGAGCGTCAGCAGCAGCTTGCTTTTCCATATGTCCAACTACTTTCCCTGCTGTTGCCAGCATCATGGGGTTGCACATTTCATTTCACCTTTATAAATTCATAGAATGGCTTTTTGCCCACCCCATATTCGGGTACTAGGCGTACCATAGTGAAGCCCATCCATTGAAGCCAGCGTATAGCTTTTGGATTCTCTGCATGGACATAATTAAATAACAGGTCGTAGTCTTTATGGACTACATCAAGCCATTCCTTACACTCAGATTTAAGTTGTCTAGTGTGTTGATATATTCCTTTACCGCCCAACATCCAAGGCACACCTATAAAATCCTGGTTTACATTCCCTACACCAAAACTCAGCATAGTAAATTTGACTACCCCAAACATAAGTATAGGAACTCCCTCTCCATCAACAGCTACATAAGCTGCATCTGAATCATTAAGTGATTTAGTCAGGGCCGTTACTGGCCCCAACCCACAAGAAATCTTTAACTCTTCCTTGTCTGCATCACGTAACCTTGGGCCTAACAAATTGCAATCATTAACGGTTGCTAATCGTACTAAAGCTACCATTAAATTCTTCCTGATTTAGTTGTGTAGTAACCTGTCCATTCCGCAGATTGAAAGGTGCTTGGGTAAGGTGTGTCATTGCTTACTGTAATAGAAACCCTGTCATTCTTGGATAACAAAGGAAACTCAAAGTCACCTGAAGTCAGGGCTACTGAACCAACTTTTATTATTCCTAATGGTGGGCCGCTAAAGTGGTAAGTGTGTTCGATACCTTGAGTAAGCGTAGTGACTTTAAACATACCTGTGTTTTGGTAAAGTAACTTGAAGTTGCGTAACTGTAATCTGCCTGAAGTGTCTGTTAACTGACTACCACCAGCACCTACACTTTTCTTATACTGAGTTGAGAATGTGTAAGACATAGTGTATGGATAGCCTACAAAACTCTCACCATCAATAGTTGTAGTGATTTGGTTAGCGGCTGGTGTAGAGCCTGATTCCAGAGCGTCAAGGAAAACCATCTTTCCTGTTGCTGTTATTTCAGGAGACTCTTGCAATTGCATCTTTTCAAGAACAATACTTGAACCCCGTTGCAGTACCCAAAATGCTGTTGACTCAATTACTGACAAATTTAGTATGCGGTCTGAGTACGGGAACTCCCACTTAGACCAAGACATCTGCAATGCTTGACCGTCACGTCTTAGATATTTATATACATAAGCTGTTGGTACAGTGTTTACACCATCAGTCAATACAAATAACATATCTTCATTAGTGTTAGTCACCAAAGAGGTAGCTTTACCTTTTATATAACGAGGAACATTGAGGGTCGCATCAAGAGCGATGTTGCTTGCAGTATCTGCTTGAACGAAGAACTCACGAACACCTGCGAAATCTTCCCTGTTAGTGGCGAAGTAAACATACTCACCAGCACCAACTGGCTCTGCCTGTAAAGATGATTCATATTCAGTAGTCTGATTTATGGACACAGTTTCAGGAGTCAATGAGTCACCCGCACTCAGCATAAACTGAGTCTGGTCAGAGAACAAAAGAAGTGTCTCGTTAAATGGTATAGCGTGGCGAAGTATGGACACTTTAGTGTGACTCACTGCTACATCTATAGGGTCAGTTGCTAGTACAGTTGTTACTGTTTCAGGATAGAAAGAGAAGTATTCACCAGAACGGCTAAAGATAACATTTTCATCTGCTATCACACCTAGTCGGTTACGATGAAAGAATATATCGTTAAGCTTTTTACCTATAAAAGAGGGGTCACTTGCAGATATTTCATCACCTACAGAACGGCTAATCCATTCGTTAGGAGAAAACGTGAATGTGCCATTAGCATTTCTTACAAGCTTCCACGGCATAGTAGCTGCATTTATTGTTGAGTCTGCTCCTTCTGCTATGGACTCTTTCCATATACCTTCAGCAGTATCGTCAGCTACATATTCAACATAGTAGTTATCAGCTTCAGAAGTTTCATCACCTATTACCTTCATCTTAACGCCATTAAATGCACGTCTTGGTAATTCAGAGAATCGTTGTACGGAACCTTTGGAACCAATCAATGCAGCGTTACCGAAGGAGTCTTCAGTACGAAGCGTAAAGTCATTACCATCTGTTCTCTGTATTCGTATAGCAGAGCCATACCGTGTGATGGTATATACAGAACCTAAGTTACTAATTAACTGGCTAGTCAATTGTGTGGCAATGTTGTTGGTCTTCAGGTCAGCCTTGTCTGTAGCACTGGTGGTGTATGTAGCTCGCTGTACATTGTCTATGAATACTTTATAGTCTTGCGCGTAGTTACCCTGCTTTACATGCACAATAGCTTCAGGATGGGCTGGCGTTGAAGTGCTTGCAATCACGGAAGTAGATATTGATTTATTTAATATGAAAGTGAAATCAGCAATGGTTACAGACTTAAAATCTGTGAAGGGGTTACCTGTAGCTAAGTAAGAATAACCAGAGGGTGTGCTTACAGAATATTCAGTCCCGTCAAAGCCAAACACTTTTAAAGACGTGTTGTCTGCAATAACAATGTAACGCTCAGTTATGTCACGGTTAATGGTGTGTATAAAGAAATTACCATTGGCTTGGGCATTGGACACCAAAGTAGCTAAATGCTGTGAAGGAGGTCGCTTGCGTAAACCACTGATAATAGAACTAAAGGCATTGACCTGTTCTTCTGCTTGAGAATTCAAACGAACACTAGGGGCTTGCTGTGATACCCCGTTAGCGAGGTTTGGAATACTGCTACTTACAAGTGCCATGTGTTACCTCGAAATTATTCGGTAAACGTCTTGGTTACCAGTTAGGATATTGTAGTCAGCATTCTGGGACTCAATAAGACGGAGGCTAGTTAAAGCTAGATACTCGTCTTCACGGTTCATTCCGTGTAATGAGTCAGAGCCGAGCAAGCGGTCTTGGAGTATACGGGATGCCCGTAGGGTGATGTAGTTACGTGCTGCCTCTGGGATTTCCTCAAAGGCCAGTAAAAGAATTAGGTTACATTTCACAGTATCAGTGAATGTGTATGTATGGTTTTTACGGTCATACGCCCGTGAACCACGTTGGACTAAGTCATGTTTAGTAGACACTTCAGAGGAATCCACAGACATTAAATTAGTAGGTAATGGTAGGTTGTTATCTAGGTCAGGAACTAGAGGATAGTCATACTCAGTGTTAAAGAACCAACCTTCAACTTGAACTCCACGGTTAACACTGTGTAATACAGAAAGTGCAGCTAGGGCATCGACTGAAGTCATGTTTACCAAGGTGTTCACAGGTGCTTCACCAATAGTATTGAGCATGGTATTGACTGCTTCCAACTCACTTGTAGGTGTTAGGGACATAGTAGTGAATCCTTAAAAGAGGAAAAAAAGGGGAACCGAAGTTCCCCTAGTGTGTTATGGCAATGCTAATTCAATAGCAGCTTCTGGACGCAAGATACCGTGACCCATTGCATATTTAGCAACGAATAAGGTTCCTTGGCGACGAATGTCGTACTCAGACTCAAGGCCCAAGTCCATTAGCTTAACTGTAGCGACAGCAGACTTGTGGAATACCACAGCCTTTGTCTTTGTGAAGTCAGCATGGTAAGTGTTCTGCTCACCAGTAGTAGTGGTTTGGTTACCAGTAGGTAAGTGGTTAGACTTAACGATGGTAATACCAGCTACGCGCAATACTTTACCGTCTGCGTATGCACCAGCACCACCCCAATCTTTGTTCAAGACAGTGGTGTCTTGTGCAAGCTTGTAGTAGATAGCAGGAGATACAACGGCATAGCGTTCATCTTCTGGAATGTCATCACCGTCCATAGACTCAGCAGCATCGAACAAAGCAGCTACGATGTTTGCAGAGGTAGTGAAGTTTGCTTTAGTGATTACAGTACCACCGTTAGTACCGGTAATAGTTGCAGCACTACGAGCAGCTTGTACAACTACGCGCAAGATGTTCTTGTCGTATGTGTTAGCCAATACGTTACCTAACTCTTTGGTGTAGGTTGAACGCACGTCATAGTGGTTCTTAGCTTCATCAATGTTTGCAATGAAAGCAGGGGCAATTAACAAATCGTCAACAGCAATAATCTTCTCTGCTGCTTTGATTGAACCACCTAAGATTTCTTCACCAACAGAGTGGTAAGAAGCAGTCGCAGTACCCATAACTGGGAATGATGCTGACTTGCCATTGTTGATAGTGCGAACAGAATGCATTGCTGCCATTACGTTCTTTTCTTCAAACTGTGTGATTACTTCGCCAGCGAATAGCTTTAGAAATAATGCATCAGTTGCGCCAGCGCCATTGACTTGGCCTAGACGTGATACAGTTGCGTTACTCATTTTAATAGTCCTTAGAGAGGGATTGAAGTTTCAAGTTTTTTGTTCTCTTGAGGCTTCAGCCTTTCCGTGACTTCCACAGTGTTGTCCCTCGCAAGGGCAATGTATTTGTCAGTGGTTTAGCTTATAGCTTGTAGAGGGGGTGCTTAGATAACGCTAGAGCGCGCTAACTTAGCTTCGACTGTCTTGCGGAATGCAGGGTCAGTCTTATATTTCGGGTCGCGCATAGCTGCTGTAACCTGTGCTACGCTCTCAAATTTACTTCCTGCATTTGCAGGGGTGTCGCCAGATAGTAACGAAGGGTTACTCCCAGTGTCTGCTTGGTATTGAGCGTTAAGGCCGCGAACAGCTAATTGGATTTGATTTTGGTCTGCTGAACCCATGACATTATTGTACGAATCAATTTCAGCACCGCTAAGATTGTTAGTCGCCCAAGACATCATAGAGCCATAGTTTTCTTCACCACCTACTGTACTGAACATTTCAGTTCGTATACTTGTGGCTAATGCTTCTTGCCCAGCAATGTATGAATCAACAACATCACGGGGAATGCCTGACTTATTGATGGCCTCATAGGTTTCATCAGATAAAGAGCCATTGCTGCCATACTCTAATTGCATAGCATCGAAGTCTAGCCCTGCATTAGAGGCAACCTCTTTAGCATCATCTTTAGTAGGTATTTCAGATGGTGTTTCTTCAGCCGTAGCTTCAGTATCTTTACCACCTGACATTTTCTTTTCAAGGGCAGCGTAAGACTTAGCCATATCTTCTGGGGTCTTAAACTTCTCTGGTAACCACTCAGGCCGTTCATCCGTTTCGGACTCTTGGTTGTCTGGGGTCTGGGGGGAATCACCGTCAGCTTTAGCTACCATAGCATCAATATGCTCTTGGTCATCTTTGTCTTCGCCTTGGGCAATTGTTACAGATTCTACCATTATGTTTGCTCATTTCCTTGTTGTGCTGTCATTTGCTCTTTCATAGCATCAAAGGCTTGAGGTGCTAACTGTTGTCCAGTTTGCATAGCCATTGCTTGCTGTTCTTCTTGTTGCATCTGTTCTTCAGATTTAATCAAGCCACCCATGTCCATACCCAGTGATGTACCTACGCGAGTGATGTAATCACCTACGTTCATGTACTTTTGAATCGCTTCTGGGCCTAGAGGCTGAAGGTGGTCGAGCATTGCAGATAATTTATTTAAGTCATGTCCACGGCCTAAAGCCTCAAGTCCAGTGACGATTGTTGGAGACACCACACCCTTTGGCAATTGCGGAACTTTCTTCTGCTTTTGCATTTGTAATAAGAGTCGGTTAACTAAGGGGAGTTGAAATTCCTGGCTCAAGATAGAATAGATACCGCCAAGGGCATCCTCTAGTTCTGAGGCCATGTAACGAATCTCTTCGGCTGTTACACGTTCAGCATTTCGCTGTACTGAGGAATTCATTAAGAACGCATAAGATAATCGTTCTTTAATTTCTTGTGCTGTTTGGAACGCTATCTGCATATCTCCAGACTTCTGGACTTGCAGCGTAGTTACATCGTTAGCATCACCTTCACGTATAGCACCATTAGGGGCTTCAGCAAGGACACGCGCACGGGTTGTGCCATTAGGTCTTACTAAGAATAAAACCTTTGCAGACGCAGCCGCAGCTTCAACAATAGCTTGTGTTAAAGTCTCAAGAGAACGGAGGTCACCTTGGTATTCTTCCACGTATCCACGTCCGTAGGACTCAC